CTGCTTTTGGTATGAGTAAAGAATCTATAGAGATATTATATGTAAGACCTTACAGAGCAGGATTTCATTATTATAGTCCTGTAGATTATCAAGGTGGTTTACAATACTCAGAGCTAGAGGAAGAGATAGGTAACTTTCATTTAAATAATATAATGAATGGTATGTCTCCAAGTATGTTAATTAACTTTAACAACGGAGTTCCTAACGAAGAAGAGAGGGAGCTTATAGAGCAAAGAATATACCAAAAATTCTCAGGCACATCAAATAGCGGTAAGTTTATTTTAGCCTTTAATGACAATGCAGAAACAGCAGCAAATATAGAGCCTGTACAATTATCAGATGCACACCAACAGTATCAATTCCTAAGTGAAGAAAGTACAAAAAAGATTATGGTATCTCATAGAATTGTAAGTCCTATGCTTATTGGTATTAAAGATCAAACAGGATTAGGAAACAATGCAGATGAATTAAAGACTGCATCTACACTTTTAGATAATACCGTGATAAGGCCTTTCCAACATTTATTGATAGATGCTTTTGACCAGATACTAGCTTATAATAAAATATCTTTAAATCTTTACTTTAAAACTTTACAGCCTTTAGAATTTACAGACTTAGAAAATGTAGAGGATGAAGAAACTAAGGAAGAAGAAACAGGTGTAAAACTAAAGCAAGAGGATTTATCTGACGAAGAATTTGATATTATATTAGATGAGCTTAGAGGAGAGAAAATTTCTAATAGATGGGAAGAGGTAGATGCAAGAGAGTACAGCTCAGAGAACGAATATATAGAAGAATGGGCTACTAAAAACATAGAGAGTAAAGAACAACAACTAGAAAAAAGAAGTATAGATAGTAAAAAGAGTGGTTTTAGCTACTTAGATAAATCTTTATATAAAGTAAGATACAAGTATTCACAAAAATACTCTAAGGGCAAATCAAGACAGTTCTGTAGAATTATGATGGCGAGAAGTCAAAGAGGAGTGGTTTATAGAATTGAGGATATTGATAAGGCAAGTAGAGCTGGAGTAAATAGGTCATTTGGACATAAAGGACAAGCATACGATTTATTTAAATACAAAGGAGGAGTAAACTGTGGTCATTTCTTTAGTGAGGTATTATATAGGCTAAAATCAAAGACTATGAAAAAGAAGATACAAAACTATGATGAAGTGAAAAGCATACCTAAGTCTTACAGGCCAACACCAGCAGGACATAAGAAAGCAAAGGTTGCTCCAAAGGATATGCCAAATAACGGACATCACCCAAATTTCAAATAAGATATGGCAACAGCATTATTCATAAAACCAATAGATTTAAAAAGAAACTCAATTATTGACGGATCGGTGGATGTGGACAAGTTTATCGGTTTTGTCAAAATTGCGCAAGAGATACACATAAGAAATTATTTAGGTACAGACCTATACAATAAAATCAGTACAGATATACTTGGTACAGGTGGTGCTAGTTTAACAGGTAACTATTTAATATTAGTAAACACATACATACAACCTATGCTTATACACTTTGCAATGGTTGATTATTTACCTTTTGCTGCATATTCACTTAAAAACGGCGGACTATTCAAACATACAAGCGAGAATAGTGAATCTGTAAGTAAAGAAGAAGTAGATTATTTAATTGAAAAGCATAGAGATATAGCTGAATATTATACCAGGAGATTTATAGATTATATGAGTTTCAATCAATCTTTATTCCCTGAATATACGAGTAACACAAATGACGACATACACCCTGATAAAGATGCTTTATTTAATGGATGGGTTTTATGAAAGCATATAAAGTTAAAAAGAAAAATATTGACAAACTAATTACATATTTAAAGAGCAATGGCAGCATTAACAAACACACAAATATCGGTAACGTATGTAGGTCTCTTAAAAACAAGTGCTAATACAGTTTTATCCTCATCAGGCCAACAAATAACAGATGGCGAGGGTAACAATAGTATTTTGTTTTTATCTACTGCAGGAGTAGGTATTGGTGGTGCAGCATCATCAGGTAAAGAGTTAGATGTAACAGGTAATGTACTTGTAACAGGTGATCTACAAGTTGATAACATAAACATAGATGGTAACACAATATCAGCTACAAGTGGTGTTGTAACATTAGCAAATGGTGCGATAGCTACTACACAAAGTCAAAATGATAACTCAACAAAAATAGCAACAACAGCTTATGTTGACACAGCAATAAATGCAATAGATACTCTTGCAGAGATACTAGCAATAGGAAACACAACAGGTGGTAACAATATAGTTTTTGGAGATAGTGCTACAATAGGTACTGATGATACTTTAATATTTGGTGCTGGTAATGATTTAAGAATTGCACACAACGGAACAGATTCAGTTATAAGAAATTATACAGGCGGATTATATATAGACCAAGAAGCTGATGATAATGATATAATTTTTAGAGCAGACAATGCAGCTGGAGGTAAAACTACTTATATATTAATAGATGGCTCAACAGGTGCAGTAGAATTAAATCATTATGGCGTTAAAAAATTAGAAACAACAAGTACAGGTGTTACGGTTACAGGTGCTTTATCTACAACAACAAATGTAACAGTAGGAGTCAATGCAACTTTTGTAGATAACGGAAAAGCTATATTCGGTGCAGGGTCAGACTTACAGATTTTTCACGATGGTAATAATTCATTTATTATAGACCAAGGAACAGGAGATTTAAATATTACAAGTGATGGCGTAGGCGTTAATTTACAAAAAGGTAATTCTGAATACTTAGCAAGATTTTTAACAGATAGTGCAGTAGAATTATATCACGATTCAGTCAAAAAGTTTGAAACTACATCAACAGGAATTAAGTGGTATGGAGATGCAACAAATGGCTCTAACGGAAACTTAGTAATGGGTAGTGGTCAAGCTAAATTTAATGATTCGGGTCGTTTGTTTATGGGTGATTCTAATGACCTACAAATATATCACAGTGGTACAAATAGTGTAATTGATAATAATACAAATAATTTACTAATACAAACAGCATCACAAACTATAATAAGCTCAGATGCAACTAACAACCAATTAACATTAGGACACAGTTCAGGAAACTGGTTTGCAAAAGCAACAAACAGCAATACATTAATTATAGGTAGCGAAAGTAATGGTACAAACAACATAACACTAGATACAACAAACGGTGGAAGTGCTACTTTTGCAGGTAATGTATCTGTTGGTCCAAAAAGTAATGCTACTGTTACAGTTTCTGAAAGTGGTGGTGCAACAATTAAAATGATAGCAGGAAGTGTAGGTCGTATTGGTACTTATACTGCTGATGACATTAGAATAGTAACTGACAGTACTGATAGATTAACAATAGATTCTTCAGGAAACTCAACTTTCGCAGGAAGTATTGGTGTAGGTGGTATTGCAGCTTCTGGTGGTTATATGGTAGATATTACACCATCAGGTGGAAATATAATAAGAAGCACTAGAGGAACATCAGTATTTGGTTCATATCAATCAAATAATTCAGATGTTTATTTAGGAACAATATCAAATAATACATTTAAAATAATTACAAATGATACAACTGCAATAACAATAGATAGTTCACAAAACGCAACTTTTGCAGGAAGTATAACTGCAGCAGGTGGCACAATGACATCAGATACCACATTTAATTCTAATATTATTTTAGAGGGTAATATATTTCACAAAGACGATACTAACACTTATTTTGGTTTTAATTCTGGTTCTTCTGGAGATGACACTATTGTTTTTGCTACTAATAATGTACAAAGATTAATAATAGACAGTTTAGGAAACTCAACTTTTGCAGGAAATGTAGGAATCGGAACGACTAATCCTAGTAGAAAACTTCAAGTTGAAGGTGGTGATTTTTATACAAATGATAAAAGCGATACAACTGGAGCAAGTGTTGGCTATGGCGGGAGTAGTTTTCAAATAAGGAACGGAAGCACTAGTGAAGATTTAAATTTTGATATATTCAATAGAACCACTTCCGCTTGGGGTACCCCATTAATTATTAAAAACACGGGCAACGTAGGAATAGGGGGAACACCAATCTCTAAATTTACAGTTGTTGGAACTGATAATACTAATCAAGCTAATATAGGACATTCTACTCAAGGGGTTTTTATAAAAGTAAATGGGACAAATGTAGATTATAATGCTTCTGGTAATGTAGGTGGCTCACATACATTTTCGACTGGTAATACAGAAAGATTGCGCATAACATCATTTGGTCAATTACTTCTTGGTATCACTACAGGCGCAGGAGAAGGTGGTACACCTGCCGATGACAATGGTACAGAAATAGGTGTTGGTTATATAATACTAAGCAAAGACAACACAAACAACAGCAAACAAATGGTTTTCGGTGCTAATGGTAGTGAGGTTGGGTCAATTTCTAACTCAGGCTCTACAACATCATTTAACACATCATCTGACTATAGATTAAAAGAAGATTTACAAGACTTTGCAGGATTAGAAATGGTTTCTAAAATACCTGTTTATGATTTTAAATGGAAAGCAGATGAAAGCAGAAGTTATGGAGTTATGGCTCACGAACTAGAAGAAGTACTACCACAAGCAGTAAATGGAGAAAAAGATGCAGAAGAAATGCAGTCAGTAGATTATTCTAAAATTGTTCCTTTATTGGTTAAGTCAGTACAAGAGCAACAAGATATGATACAAGAACTAAAAAAAGAAATAGAAATTTTAAAAAATAAGTAATTATGGCAAAAACAAAAATAAGTTATAACTGGGTGGTAAATGCTCTTGATGCAAAAATCAAAGAGGAAGATCACGACCAAGTAATATACAATGTGCATTGGAGTTACAATGCGAATAAAGGCGATTATAATGCAAATATGATAGGCACTTATGGTGTTGTATATGACAAAGATAATTTTATTGAATATGATAAATTAAAAAAGTCTGATGTAACTAAATGGCTTGAAGCTGGACTAGATGTAGATTCTATGAAAAGCAATCTTTCAGGTCAAATAGACAAACAAGAAAATCCAACTGATGTTGTGTTAAGACCAAGTTGGTAATTTACTATATTTGATTAAAATATAAAATTATGAGTAAAAAATTAGAACAATCAGAATTAGAGTACATTAAAGAGTTGTTAGATAGTAAAACCAAAAACTATATAGCAATAGGTCAAAAGTATGAGCAAAGAGAAATCTTTAAAGCAGAGATGAATAATCTTGTTAAAGATAATATAGAAACTCAAGGAGACTTTCATAAAAATATGAAAAAGCTAGAAGAAAAGTATGGCAAAATAAATATTGATCTGAACGATGGCTCTATTCAAGAAATAGAGAACGATGAGCAAAGTAATAAATGAGGAAACACAAGTAAAACTTGATTTAAAAACAATAGGTATAATTGTAGGTGGTGCAATATCACTTGCAAGTATGTATTTTGTTTTAGTCGCTGATATAGCAGAAGCTAAGGAATTACCTAAGTTTCCTGTATCTGACAAAGAAATAGAGTTTAAAGATAAGCTCATACGATCTCAAATTGATTTAACTCAACAACAGGTAGAGAACATACAAGAGGATGTAAGGGAAATTAAAGAAACTGTTGAGAAAATAGAAGAACGAATTTATGAACTTAAAAGATAAAATATGTGTCCTATTAACTGTCCTATTTGCATCAACTGTCAGTAGTCAATACTATAAAGAAAATATTAGTGTTGTTCTGTTTAAAGCTGATTTTGTACAAGAAATATCTCTAAAAGAATATAGAGAACATAATACCTATGTCTTTGATTTTGAAAACTCAAAGCACGAGGATTATTTTATAGATGACCAAATAGAGTTTCTTCCAACTCTTATACTGTTTAATAATGGTAAAGAAATATACAGAATAGAAGCAGGTATTACACTTAAAATGCCTGACGATTACAAAACACGATTAGAAAAACAGATAGATAAATTAATTGAAAATAAATTTTAGATATGAATAAACTAATAACAATACTAGCTCTACTTTTTATAAGCAACATAGATGCACAAATATTTAAAAAAGTATATGACAATATATTTAAATACTCAACTGTTTATATAGCAGGTGATATGTCTAATGCTTACGAAAACACTAGAAAAGATTATTTTGTAGAAAGACCAAGTGATAATAATTTATATGATATTCCTAAAGTTATTGATGTAACAGAATATTATAAGCCTGATTATCGTATAGGTATAGGTGTACGGAGACTAGCGAGGTTTGATTATGAAATAAAACAAAACTATATAGACGGAACAGAAAATATGATAGGTCTATCTGCACCTACAGCAGCAGTAAAGGGTTTTGAATATTTATTCCATTATGAAAGGGAAAGAGAAAGAGGAGAGGAATTTACAAACTCACGATACTTTTTAAGACATACAGGTAAGTATCATATTGTAAAAATAGAACAAAGAGAACAGGGTAATGTTGGTTTTAAATATCAATCTGGAGAAGTAAGATTCAGATTACCAATAGGCAACAAATTTAGTATTAGTGTAGGCGGTATGTACAGAACACATCAAACTGCTTACGGGTACAATCCAATAGAAATATGGCTAAATGAAACTGCTATTTATGTAAGCCCAACAGGTGAAGAAATAGAGTACCCTGCTAATGCTTGGTACACGCTTGGGTTTTTATATGGTTATACAGATCACTTTACTAAATACACAGATATTAATACAGGCGAAGAGAGATACGATTGGATATGGAAAGATAGTGATGGCAACATAGTAAGCTACTCAGATATACAATTCAGACAAGAAATATTTGGAGACTTAATGAATAGATATAATAATGAGATATGGGACGAGCTAGATGGTTTTGGTGTTATATCACCTGTTGTTGGATTTGATTTTTATTATGCAAGAAGTAGATTCTGGTCTCACATATACGGAAGTTATTTGCCACCATATCACAAATATGTACAAGGAGATGAACAGTATTCTTATATGAATCGTAACAACTGGGGAAAAGGTGGTTTAAGAAAAGATAGTGAGCTAGAACAATGGGAAGATTTTCAAGCTGGTGCAATTATAGGTGTTAAACTAAATAGGTTTGGAATATTTATTGAAGGAGAATACACTCGTTTTTGGGACACAGAAATATTTAACTCAAGTATTGGTATTAACTATCGTCTATGAGAAAAATAAATAAACTTATAGTACACTGTTCTGCAACACCTGAGTACAAAAACTTTGATGTTAATGACATAAGAGAGTGGCACGTTAAAGGTAATGGATGGTCTGACTGTGGTTATCATTATGTTATAAAGCTAGATGGAACTTTACAAGAGGGTAGGCCTGTAGAAAAAATAGGCGCACATTGTGCAGGACATAATAGAGATAGCATAGGTGTTTGTTATATCGGAGGTATGGATAAAAATATGAAAGAATGGAAAGATACAAGGACACCAGAGCAAACAGAAACATTACACGATCTTTTATCTGATTTAAAACAAACACATCCATCAGCTATAGTATATGGCCATAAAGACTTTACTGACAAAAAAGAATGTCCGTCTTATAACGCAAAAGAAGAATATAAATTGATTAGTAATGAGTAAACCAAAGAAAAAATTTGCAGAGAGTACAGTAGGTAAACTTCTATTTGGAGCTGCGTCAATAGTAAACCCAACACTAGGTAATGTTTTAAAAGGTGTTACATCACCAAAAGAAGCTATTGCAGAGATAGGTAAGGCTAAGATACCTACACAAGAAAAAATCAGACTACAACAGCTTATATACGAGCAACAGAATAAAGAGATAGAGGCGATAAGTACAAGGTGGGTCGCAGATTCTAAAGGTAGTTGGCTTACGCAAAATGTAAGGCCTTTGGTTTTAGTATGGTGTATAGTAATATTCTCGTTTGCTGGTTTATTAGATAGTGTTGATAGTATACCTTTTCACATTAATGAGGTGTGGAATGATACATTTGAAAAAGTAATGATGGCAGTAGTATTAGCATACTTTGGCGGAAGAACAACTGAAAAAGCTACAAGTTTATTTAAAAAATAGTTATGGAATTATTAAATCATATTTTAGGCATTTGTGGTGAAGCTCACTTAAACTTGTATCACATTATTTTATTTTTTGTACTAGCATACGTAACTGGATGCTTAGCATACTTTATAACTAGAGATGGCTCGTAAACTAAAGGTAGAGGTATATAAATCTAAAAGCAGAAAGCGAAAAGGAGTACACTCTAAAAACAAGAGTAGTAAAGTAAAATCAAGCAAGAATTATTTAAAGAGATATAGGGGTCAAGGTAGATAAAATAAATTTATATATATTTGTCTTTGCTTATAGCTAAACTTCTGCAACCTAATAAAGATGGACGGCAGTTGGATCAGGTACTTAGATATTTTGTTTTTCTTAGGAGGCTTTTTCTTTTCTTTCTTTTTACTCTTTTTCTTTCTTTTCTTTTGAATTTAAATATATTTGTATATGCCTAGAAAAATATCTCGTAAAGGTCTGATAAATAAACTAGACAGAATATTCTCAGAATACATACGAAAAAAAAATGCAGACAATAAAGGCTTTGTTACTTGCATAACATCCAACAAAAAATATTATTACAGCGAGGTAGATGCAGGTCATTTTATATCTCGTAAAGAAATGAGTACCAGGTGGCACGAGGATAATGTATGGCCACAAAGTAGATATGACAACAGGTATAGGTACGGAAAACAATATGAATACAGCCTAGCATTAGAAAAAAAGAAACCTGACCTCCCTAAACATCTCTACAATCTATCTAAGAAAACAGTAAAGTATTCTATTAGTGATCTAGAAGAAATGGTAGAAAAATATAAAAACCTTTTAGAAAAAGAGAATAAAAGATTACATTTGTGAGTTCTTACCAACTTCGGTAAGCGTTTTGTTTTTAAAAGGGGAGGTAATTAATTCTTGTAATTTTTCATATTCTATTAATTTTTATCTCCCCCTTTTTTTTTAGTATTGTTAATTTTTATTAGGATTATTAACAATTTATAATTAACTTGTACAGCAAAACAAAACATTATGAATAAAATACAATTATCATTATTAACAACTTTCTTAAAACAATATAAAAAAGGAAGTGTAAGTATAGAATCAATAATACAACACATAGACTGTATAGTTGATAAAAAAGAAGTAGATACGACTATAAAACTAAATAATCAAAAGTATGTCGGTATCTCCTAACATAGACGAACTAAACAATAGAATAAAACTTTTAGGTAAAAAAGTAAACACTTTAATTAAGTTACACAACGAACTTAAAAGAGATAATAAAGACTTAGAAATAAAAGTCAGATTAGTTATGAATAAAAACAAAATTGCTAACGATAGACAATTAGAAGAACATTTAAAATAAAACAATGAATTATAAAGCACAAATAAAAGAAATACATAAACTTGATAGAAAACCATTTGGGAACAAAAACGATATATATACCTATGAGGTAACTACAACTAAACATAAAGGTTTACTTTACACAAGTGAATTAAGTGTTGCAAATGGAGACTACATAGAATACGATTATGTGCAACAAAAGAATGGTTGGAAAATAGTTCTAGCAAAACAAGATTTTAAAAAACCATTGTATAATAACTATGAAAAAAAACAAGATAATAAATATCAAGCTAGACTAGACACAGGTAGAAGTATATTACTTCAAGTTGCTTTTAAAGAAGCATCACAAGCATATATAGCTGGTAAAATAACACAAGATGAAGTGGCCACACTAACAAATAAATACTTTAATATAATAGATAAATAAAACAAAATGGCATATAAAAATATAGAAGATCAGAAAGCTGCACAAAGAAAATGGTACTTAGAAAATCGTGCTAAAGTCATTGAAAAATCAAGGTTAAGAAAACTTGAAAATCCTGAAAGGGAAAAAGAGTACAAAAGAAAATATGATAAAAAAGAATCACCTATTGAAGGTGTGAATATGTCTGCATATAACAGAAGAAAATGGGTTGCTAATAATCCTATTCAATATAAACTTACAAACAAAAATTGGAGAGAAAACAATAAAGAACATATATCAGAGTATAATAAAAAATATAAAGCAAAAATTAAAAATAAATAATATGGAAATAACAGGAACAATAAAACAAATAGGACAAACCCAAGAATTTGGTGCAAAAGGCTTTACAAAAAGAGAGCTTGTCCTAATCACAAAAGACCAATACCCACAAAATATATTAGTGGAATTTGTAAAAGATAAATGTAGTTTACTTGACACTTATAACACAGGTGATAATATTAAAGTGTCTATAAATCTGAGAGGTAGAGAATGGACAAATGATAAAGGTGAGGTGAAATACTTTAACTCTATACAAGGATGGAAAATACAATATAACAATGAGGTTACTCTACAAGATCAGAATAAAGGTAGAGAAAGTTATGCTGTACCTAAAGATGACAAACAGTTAGCGAATGACTTACCATTCTAAAATAAAAACTCCTGAATATTATAATGGTCATAATGGATATACAGCTCGTGAGGTTGTAGAGAACTTTGACCTTAATTATAATTTAGGAACTGCTTGTACCTATATACTTAGAGCATATAGAAAACACAAAACACCTAATGAATGTTTGGAGAAAGCAATACATCACTTACAATTTGAATTAGAAAAACTACAAAAAAACTAATGTTAATAAACTTTGGAGACGAGCTTGATAAAGTAGACAAGATACGAAAAGGCATACTTACAGAAGCTCCAAAGTTAGGAATACCTGAAATAGACAATGTAATTAGATTTAAAAGAAATGTTACTTGCTTTGCAGGACACGCAAATGTAGGTAAGACCTCAATCATAATTTATTTTATGTTACTCTTTGCAATGAAGCATAAAGTAAAGTTTTTAATTTTCTCGAGCGAAAATGAGCCTTCATCACTTATCAGAAAGCTCATAGAGTTCAAAGCTGCAAAGCCTATAAACAAAATATCAGAAGAAGAATTAGACAAACATTCCGAGTTTGTTTATGAGCATTTTAAATTTATTGACTGCGAAAAGAACTATGATTACTTAGATTTACTATCTTTATGTGAGGTTGTGTACCCACAATACAAATTTGACTGTTTGATTATTGATCCAATCAACAGTTTAAAAAAGAATAAAGGTATGATGAAATACAGTAATGCTTATGAATATTTATACGAGTGTATGACTGACTTTAGAATCTTTGTAAAGAAATACAATGTAGGCCTTTGGTTAATAATGCATTCAGTAACAGCAGCTTTTAGAGCTAAATATCCAGCTAATCACGAATACGCTGGACATCCTTTGCCATTAGCTATGAGTGAAGTAGAGGGTGGAAATGTGTTTGGAAATCGTACTGATGATTTTTATAGCATTGCGAGGATGACCCAGCACGAAACAAGATGGATATATACAGAGCTGCATTGTAAAAAAATAAAAGACCACGATACAGGAACAAAACCTACAGGATTCGATTCCCCATTATTATTACAAAGCATACCAAACAATGTAGGGTACAGAATAGGAGAACAAAGCGCAATTAATAAATCAGTAATAGAACAGTTAAACTTCCCATTTTGAAAACTCAAGTTGAAAAGGCATACGATAGACATACAAAGTGGTTAGAAATCACTAGGTCTTTCGGAGGTCTTAGAGAAACTGAGGTGCAAGATATTGTCCAGGAATTATATCTATTACTAATTAGAAACACACAAAAGGGTGTGGATTTTAGTTATGGTGATGACATTAACTATTACTATTGTTTCAGAATACTTAGAGGTTTGTATGTTGATCTGATGAGAAAGAAACTTAAATATACTTTTACAGACCTTGAGGGAATACAAATATCTGATACTAATGAGGTAAACTATGTTGAGGCCTACGAGAAGATACAACAAGCGCTAAAACAAATATTCTGGTACGATAGAACAGTCTATGAAATAATTGAACGACAAGGAATAAGTATAAGTGAACTATCAAGAAAAACAGACATATCATATTACAGCTTATACAATACATACACAAAAGTAAAATCAAAACTAAAAGACCTTATATGATACATTCGTTTTTAAGCAGATTAGGAATTGAAGTTTGGAAAGACATACCTAATTTTAAAAATTACCAAGTTAGTAATTTGGGTAATGTAAGAAGTTTTAAATACAACAAAATTAAATTATTAAAACCTACCTGTAGGAAAAATAAAAGTAAAGTTTTAACTGTATATAAAAGTAGTATCACTAAAAAAAAAAGGAAGAATATAGATAAAAATAAAATTTATAAAACTCGTTCTATTTCAGTTTGGTCTGCAATTGCTTTTTTAAATTTTAAACCTTTAGGTAAATTAAAAGTTGTAGACCATATAGATAATAACTCACACAACGATAAATTATATAACTTACAAATAATAAGCCATAGAAAAAATGTAAGTAAAGATAGAAAACCTATATCAGGATATACAGGGGTTACAAGAAATAATAGAAATCAATGGAAATCACAAATATTTATAAACGGAAATCGTAAATATTTAGGCTCTTTCAAAACCAAAGAAGAAGCAGCAAAAGCATATCAAGAAGAATTAAAAAAATTATGAAACTAGGAGACAAATTAGAATATATAATAAAAATCGTAACTTTTGGTCAAGGTAAGGCCATAGCTATTTGGATAGCGAACAAGCTAGGCTACGAGGATTGTGGATGTGATAATAGAAAAGAATACTTAAACAACATAACTAGAAATGGCAGACAAGAAATGGATTAAACTAAATAAGAAAGAGTACGACTCTTGGACAGAATTTAAGTCTGTAAAAAGTAGTAGTATCAATAAAGAGGAACAAGAGCTTATAGCATCTTTACACAGTAAGTACCATCTACACTCATACTATATACCTTGCTCTTGTACCCCTCGACATTGGAATCAATGGATTAACGATATTAATACTATCTACGATAATGGGTTTAGAGACTATAAATAAGTTTGAAAGAACTGTAGTAAGTTTTCTTAATGAGTTTGAGGATTGGGACTTGAAATGGAGTAAGGGAAAGTACGAACACTATGATGCAATAGGCAAAACACCAAAAGGCCACAAGTGCGTAATGGAGATGAAGTTTAGGAACAAATACTACAAAGACAAACTATTAGAAAAATATAAATACGATAAGCTGATGGGAATGGATAGTGAGATCGTCAAGCTATATTTTGTATCTGACCCTAAAGGTACATATCTATATTGGATTAACTATTTAGAAATGCCACCAATAAAAGAATTATACTGTCCTGATACTACACTTTGGACAAAAAAGAAGCTACTTAAAAAGGTCTATCTACTCACAGAAGATATGGCTAGTATTGTACATAAGGTATAGTTATTGCATATTGTTAATTATTTTCACTATATTGCAAGTATGATAAAAGTAAATAATTTAAAAGTAAATGACTTTTTCCAATGCTATCACAACGATAGAATCCATAAAGGTAAGGTTGTAATGAAGCGCAAAGGCTATACATTTTGTGAACTAACTGACCCTTTTAATTGGAGATTTGGAAAGACATTAGTGAAATTAAAAGATTAGGTTTGTGCGCATGGCGCACTAAACCAATAACTATAAAAATAAAACAATGGCAAAAAACAATCACAATCCAATAGAAAATCAAGTAATGGACTATTGTAGAAAAAAAATCCAAAAAGAACAAGAAGTCTTAAACTATGTAGAAAAACATAAATCAATATTGACAGAACTTGGATATGAAATCAAAAAAAAATAATTATCTAGCATATCTGAATGACAACTATTTTTATGAAATAGGATATACAAGAAAAGAAAGTAATATAAAATATATAGAAATGAAAGAACAAAGACAATATCGAAGTAATCAAGGTAGAGACCCAAAGAAAAACGAGGTAACATATCAGACCTTAAAGTTTGCACTTATAATATTCTTTATGTGTTTATGTTTCTTTTTGATGTTACAACAATGGACGTAAAAGCAAAGCAAAAGTTTGAAGCACACTTTAATTATTTAGGTGAGGCTATGACATCTGCATTTGAAAAAGCAAATGATACAAGAAA